TCTCTCTGTGTACAATCAGAGCAAATCAGCGTTGGACTTATCACCCACGCAAGAGAGAGAACCAGCAGAGAGAGATTCACGGTGACGGGGACAAGGAACAGTGGTGGCAGGAACAAGAAGCCTGTTGAAGCCAAAGCAAGATTGGGTCAGGCAAGCAAAACTGAATTGGCAATTGTTGCTGGGACGATCGAAGCGAAAGCGCAGGGAATACCTAAGCCAATCAGACCGCTGGTGAAGGGTGGTGCTGGTGCGTCTTTGTGGGATTCGTTGTGGTCATCTTCTGCTGTTTGGGTGAGACCAGATACTGATGTTGAACTTGTGCAGATGTTGTGTGAGTTGACTGAAGAGTATGTTGCGTTGCGCACACAGGTGATTGTTGATGGTGATTACCATGACAGGGCTGCGTTGCGGAATCTTGAGAAGTCACGCTTGTCAATCATTTGTGCGTTGGGGTTGACACCTGTCGATCGTTCGCGTTTGGGTTTGCAAGCGGTGAAGGTTGAAAGTCAGATGGAACAGTTCAGGAAGTCTGTTGCAAAGAAGCGTGCTAATGAAGCCTAAGCAGATTTGGCAACCTGCGTTCTACACACCAGCCCAAAGCAAGATTAGTGATGGTGATGATGTCATTGCTTTTGCTGAACATTTCTTGCGTTTGACTAAAGGTGTCAAAGCGCATGAGCCTTTGATATTTACTGAATGGCAACAGTGGCTTCTGCGTTCAATGCTTGAAAGAAATGACAAAGGCAGATTGCGATACAAGCGTGCGCTGGTTGGTCTGCCCCGTAAGCAGGGCAAATCTTTGTTGGGTTCTGCGCTTGCGCTGTATGGGTTGTTTGCTGGTGAGGCTGGCGCAGAAGTGTATTCCGCTGCTGGTGATCGACAGCAGGCACGCATTGTGTTTGAGGAAGCCAAGCAACAGATTCTGCAATCACCATCGTTGATGTCTGAATGCAAGGTGTATCGAGACGCAATTGAAGTCCCATCAACAAACGCTATCTATCGTGTGCTTTCTTCTGATGGAAAACTGGCGCAGGGTTTGAACACATCGCTTGTCATCTTTGATGAACTTCATGTGCAACGCAATGATGATTTGTATGACGCATTGACAATGGGATCTGGCGCACGCCTAGACCCATTAGTAGTTGCTATCACTACTGCTGGTTATGACCTAGAAAGTCTGTGTGGCAGGTTGTACCTGTACGCCAAGCAAGTTGCAGCAGGTGAAGTTGATGACCCGTTTTGGGGTGCGTGGTGGTGGGAAGCCGATCGAGATTGTGACATCAATGATGAGAAGCAATGGAAGAAATCCAATCCCAATCTGGTGTTGGGTTTGCTTGACAAAGATGACTTGAAAGTATCTGCATCACAATCTTCTGAAGCAGCAATGCGCAGGTTCAGGTTGAACCAGTGGGTGCGTGCGCAAGAATCATGGTTGCCCACTGGCGCATGGGAAAACTGCAACAACCCTGAAGCATCAATCATCAATGCTTATGACCCTTGCTGGGTTGGTATTGACATGGCACTGAAACACGACAGCATTGGCATTGTCATTGCACAACCACACGATGACGGAAAGATTGCAGTGCAGGCAAAGATATTTCACCCTGACATGGACGGGATTGACATTCACGCCATTGAACAGCACCTGCGTATGTTGCACAATGAATATGAAGTACAAGAGTTTGCCTATGACCCTGCGTACTTTCAGCGCAGTGCTGAAGCCTTGTATGACGATGGGTTGCCAATGGTTGAGTTCCCACAGTCAAGTCAACGCATGATTCCTGCTTGTGGCACAACATATGAACTGATTGTCGGCAAGAAGGTTGCCCATGATGGCTCACCAATGTTCACTGACCAAGTGTTATCAGCAGCCCAAAGAATGACTGAACAGGGTTGGCGATTGTCCAAAGGTAAGAGCAGACGCAAGATTGACGCTTGCATTGCCATGTGCATGGCGATCGATAGAGCAACTAGGCGTGGCACTAGTACACCACAACCTATGATTGCGTCAGTATGGTGATGGCATGAAACTGTTGATTGCTGAAGCCATTGGTGTTCTTATTGCTTGCGCAGGTGTATTTATGATTCATTTCCCTAGTGGGTTGATTGTCTCTGGCGTGGCTGTTGTTGCGATGATTGAAGCCAATTCATGAGCCTGTTTAGAAAGCAAGAACTGCGTGCCTTGCCACCCACGATTGACCCAACAGGGTTGACTGCAAGACCAGCGTTCGCTTCTTCTGCTGGTGAGATTGTTGACCAGAACACAGCGTTCACATCAACAACCATCATGGCTGCTGTGACATTGCTTGCTGATTCTGTTGCGCTGATGCCATTGGACTTGTACCGACAAATTGGTAACAGGTTTGAGATTCTGCCAAAGCCACTGGTATTGCAGAAGCCAAACGCAGAGCAATCAATGTTTGACTTTGTACATCAGTTCATTGCAACGCTTGCTATTCATGGGACTTGCTTTGTGTATGCACCTCGCGAGGGTGGGCAACTTGTTGAGATGCGCAACATTCACCCTGACCGTGTGTCTATTCAAATTGACATGGACGCAAACAGCCTTACTTATGGTGAGCGCACATACAAGATTGCTGGTAGCAATGAAGTGTTCACCAGTGAAACTTTGAAGCAAGTTGATTGGTTGCGTTTCCCCAATCAGGTGCGTGGCATTTCACCAATTGATTCACTGCGTCAAGCCATTGGTACAAACATTGCTATTGATCGATTCCTTGCACAGTTCTATGGCGATGGTGCAACACCATCATCAGTGCTTGAGACTGACAACAACTTGTCACCTGAATCAGCAGAGATTCTGCGTCAGACATGGGTTGACACACTCTACAAAAACCGCAAGCCAGCAGTGCTAACAGGTGGTTTGAAATGGCGCAGTGTCACTGTGTCTGCTTCAGACATGGACACCATCAACTATCGAGAAGCAATTGTGCGTGACATTTCGCGTGCATACAGAATCCCACTGCACATGATTAATGGTTCAGGTGGAGACAATCAGACATATCAGAACATTGAATCTGCTGGTATCAACTTCTTGCGCCACACTTTGTTGCCTTGGTGCAGAAGGCTTGAAGAACTAATCACGGAACTTCTGCCACGCCCACAGCGTGTGCGTTTTGATGTCAATGAGTTTGCAAGAGCAGACCAGTTGACCCGTGTGCGTGCGCAACAAACAATGATTATGTCAGGCACGCTTACGCCAAATGAAGCACGCCAGATCGAAGGCAGAGAACCTTACGATGGTGGAGACCAGTTCATCATGGGTATTGCTGGTGCGCCTATTGCTGGTGTTGAGGGTGGAGATTTGCCGACACTTGGCACTGATGGAAAGGTTGACCTGTGAAGGCTTACAAGATAACTGTCACTGATGCAGTAACACAGTTAGTGCCAGCAGACAACATCAATCGCCCTGTGTGGGTTCAGATTGAAGGAAACAACACCATCTACATTGGTGGTAGCGATGTCACATCAGCGCAAGGTTTCCCTGTTGTAAAACACGCTGCCCCAATCCAAGGTGGTCTTGGTGTCAATGAAGGTCTGTGGGGCATCTGTGCTTCAGGGCAGACAGAAACAATCAGAATCATCACCATTGATAGTGACTAGGAATACTTATGCCTTACTACATCAGCAATGAAATGTCAGACTGCCAAGGGTGGGCAACCATCAAAGCAGACACACCCGATAGCACGCCTGAAACAATTGGTTGCCACCAGTCGAAAGATGATGCCATTGCACAAATGGTTGCTGTGTCATTGTCTGAAGAGATGGAACCAATGGGTGATTGGGCAACCCGTGAACTGTTGAACGATGCAAACCTGTACAACAACGATGATGTCAACGCACAGTACGAAATGAAGCAAGATGAATCTTCAATGGAAGTTGAAGCATTGAAGCGTGCATATGAAGCAGTCAAAGACATTCTTGATGAAATCACAGAGAAGTTGGGTGAACTTCAATTAGAACCTGAATCTGATGATGACATGGTTGAAATGGAAGAAGAATCATCTGTGCGTGAAGAACGACAGATTGACCTATCAGCACCAGCGTTCATGCGTGCTAATGCTGAACAAGGTTTGAAGTATCACGCAGAAGGATTGTCTGGTGATGGTCTAGAACCACAGACCGTTGAAGATGCACGCAAGATGGCAGATGGTGAAATCAGCCCTGACAAATGGCGCAAGATTGCACCGTGGATAGCACGACATATGGTCGACTTAGAAGCAGCAGATGGTGAAATCACAGCAGGTGTGGTCGCTCATCTTCTGTGGGGCAGTGGTTCAACAAAGGAAGAAGCACAACGCACTATGGACTACGCACAAAACATCATTGACAAACTTGATGCTGAACTTGAAGAAGAACGCAGTGCAAAATCAGTGCGTGAAAACCGTTGGGTGATTAGCACCACAAATGAAACACGCAAGCAGATTGCATACACCAATCTTGAACTGCGTGCAATGGACGATTCAGAAGATGGTTGGACTGTCAGCGGATACGCAGCAGTCTTTGATTCACCTTCAGAACCTTTGCCTTGGACTGAATATGTCAAGCGTGGCGCATTCCGCAAGACCATCAAAGATGGTGCTGATGTGCGTTTGCTTATCGATCACACTGGTGTGCCACTGGCACGCACCAAGTCAGGTACTTTGAAACTGCGTGAAGATGACAAAGGCTTATACATGGAAGCACGCTTAGACCCCAACAACCCTGACGCAGTAAAGATGCGCAGTGCGTTGATGCGTGGCGATGTAAGCCAGATGTCTTTTGCTTTTGAAACCATTAAGGATTCATGGAACAAAGAACGCACAGTGCGTGAACTGCGTGAAGTCAAACTTCATGATGTCAGCATTGTGACATACCCTGCGTATGAGGAAACCAGCGCAGAGATTCGCAACAGCAATCCAAATGAAACAGTGATTGATACCGTTGCACCAACATCGCTACGCAAAGCACAAATTGCATTAGCGATGGCAAGAGCCGTCAAGTAGCCACACGCCACTGCGACACTCAAAACAAACA